GTGGCATCGGTATCTTCTGCCCACCCTCACCCGCCGTGGTGCGGTGCAACCACACCACCTGCTGCGTCAACTTGTGTACCTCCCGCGCGACCCGGTCGTAGTCGAGCAGACCGGGGCGGACAGGTTTGTCCGGGTCGATGTTCGCCGCGAACCCCTTCGCGAGCCGACCGTCCTGCAGCAGCGCCGCATACACGCGGGTGCCTTCCTTGATGCTCAGCCGGTAGAAGAAGTCGGCGAACTGCTCCCAAGGTCGGGTTCCGCGCCACCAGTCGTAAGGGTCGGTTCCTCCGAAGTGCTCGGGGAAGTCGGTGGCGATTTCATGCCAGTAGTGTTCGACCCAGTCGCAGATGTCAGCGCGGAGCTGCGCTCTTTTGGGTCGGCGTGGCCGCACGCCAAACACCGCCCATCGTCGGGGAGCCGCAGGAACCGGCGGGTGACCGCGTCGACGAACGCTTCCCGCTGCCAGTCCGGGCGTTCCGCGAAGAACTCCTGCACCCGCTGGTTGTCGTCGGCACCGATCAACGCCTCCGTGTACGCCTCCTCCGCCTCCTCGGCCATCTCCTGGCAGGCTTTCAACTCGCGTTGCTGCCGCGCCGGGAACCCGTTCCGCAGTTCGGTGTACCGCTCGAACTGCCGCAGATATTCGTCGTATTCGGCGATGTCCGGTGGCGGCACCTCGGCGACGGTGGCCCCCACATTGCGGACCGCGACGATCATCTGCTCGATCAGCCCGTCGGGCACGTCACCCGCCGACATCATCCCTTTGATGTTGTTGGCGAGCGCATCCAGTTCGGCGGCGATCTGATTGGGCAGCGGACGCGGCGGGGCGGGCGGATCCTCCGGGTTCTGCACCAGCTTCACGGCGGCGGTCTGCGCGAGCAGGTTCGCCGCCGACGCCGACGCCAGCGCCTTGCTGCGGGCCTCCGTCGGCGGCTGCAGCACCAGACCCGGCATGATGTCGTACGGTTCGATCGCCAACCCGGACCGCTTCGCCTGCTCCAGTGTGGCCAGGAACGCGCCGACCGGCTCCCCCGGCGGACCCACCACGCGGGGCGGTGGGGTTGTCGCCGGGAGCCGCTTCTTCGGTGCCATGACTAGGTGACCGTCACAACGCAGGTAGAGGTGAACGTGTCGATGGTGGCGGTGATCGTCGCCGACCCGGCCGCGACCTTGCGGACCACGCCGTGCGCGTCGACGGTGGCCTTCGTGATATCCGACGATGTCCAAACCGCGGTTTCGGTGCGGACCACCGTGTTGGAGTCGGTGCACACCAGCGCGACGTCGGCGGTGGGGCTGCCGATGGTGCCGGTCAGGGCGGCGGTCGCCGGTGCGACCGTGATCGCCGTGATCGGTGCGAAGAACCCGGCGTTGGCCGCAGCCTGCATCGCCGCCCACCCGGGCCCGAACAGTTCGATGAACACCGGTTCACCGTTCAACTGGTCGACACCCTGAAAATTCCAGGTGAACGACGGCGAGATGACCTCGGCGTCGGTGGCGGACAGGTCGGAGGTGTCGGAGATGTCGGCACGGTTACCCACCCACGCCAGCCAGGCGGGCAAACCGTTGTAGTCGTGGCGACCCAACAGCACCACCCGGCAGATCCGGTATTGCGGCAACCCCGGCACCGCCAGGTGGACACCGGCCGCCGCGTCCGGGTTGACGGCGGAATAGTCCGCACCCAACCAGTTCTCCAGCACGGTCCGGTTCAACTCCAGAGCTTCCAGCGCGCCGCTCATCCGCCGCTCCGAAGGGATCTTCATCACGGGGCCGCCTTCGCCGTGCGCCATGATGTCGTTGTAGGTTTGCGCGTTGGCGAGCACACCGCCGCGCTGCTTGCGGTGCAACCCGATGAACTGACCGTTGTCGGGCAGCACCACCGCACCGGTCGTGGGGCTCTTGACGGTGGTGATCAGCGGTGCCGTCGACGGCCACTGAAACGCATACAGTTTCCGCGCGGAAAACAGCAGATCCTTGCGGGTCTGCGGCGGGAAAGCGGTGATAGCCATAGTGATGGTTTCCTTTCAATCAATCGGTGTCGAGCCCGAGGTAGGCCCGGTAGTTGGGTAGACCCCGCGGCACGTCGGCGTGGATCGCCCACACCATCGGCACCAACCGTTCGTCCCGGAATTGTTCCGGAATCATTTGCGGCGCAACAACTTCACCCGGCACTGTCATGGACGTTGTTGTCAACCCGCACCGGTGCGGGGCCGATCTGTGCACAATCCCGCCGTCGGCTTCCTGATAGGAGATCAGCACGGTGGTGACATAGTCCATCAGGTCATGCGATTCATCCGGGGACATGGTGAGCCCGGCGAGGGTGACGATCGCGTTGTCCACCCACGGCTGGCTGGTGGTGTCCAGGTGCCCGCCGTTGCGGTGCACCATGATGTACCCGTCACCGCCCTCCAGCCAGGTCGCGATGTCGTCGTTGGCGGACAGGAACCGCTCCACCTTCACCCCGGTCAACCCGTTGGCGGCGGCGTTGGCGGGGTGGGTGAACAGATCCCGCATCAGGCGGGTCATCTCCCACCGCAGGCCCTCCCACCACAGCGGATATGTGATCATGGCATCGAATCCAGGATCGCCATGACCTTCACCCAGTCGTTCACCGGGTCCTGCGGCATCCATGTGGTGGGCGGCGTCCGCGACTTCGGGTGGATGCCGATACCGAACTCATGCGATGCGCCGTACCCGCCGCGCGGCAGATCCTCACCGGAGGTCACTTCGATCTCCAGCCGGTCATACTTCTCACCGCCGATGAACAGCGGCCCCACCCGCGGAGACGCCGCCAACCGTCCCGAGTCGTGTGCCACCACACCCGAGAAGATCCCCGCCGCCAGCCCACCGGCTTCCTTCAGCGGCTCACCGATGTCCTTGGGGGACAACAGTTTCGCCTGCAGCATCGGGGAACCCTCACCCTCCTCCCCGTACACGTAGTTCTCCACCGGTCAGCCCCCCAACCGAATGTGGAAGCGGACCCACCCGAAGTCGTACCCGGTCATCGGGTGCACGAAGTCAAGTTGCGGGCCGCCGACCACCCCGAACGTGCCTTCCGGCAAGTCCACTTTGTCGCCGTCTTTCAGGTCGACACCACGGCGGGCGTACAACTTCCCGGACTGCGTGTAGCGGCCCGAGTTTTCGTTCAGGATCGCGTCGGGCGCGTCCAGCAGATAGCACACGTCGGCCGGTGTGAGTGGCACCCAGTCGACTTCCCCGAACACGACGGTGCGGCGTTGCGGGGTGACGGCGATCGTGAACGGGACGGTCAGCATACGTTCGGTCCCGGGCCGACGTAGATGGTGCCGAACCGGCGGCGGTTCACCTTCGCCCGGACGGAGTCCAACTCCTGCTCGGAGAACCAAATCTCCTGGCTGGTGGTGGCCACCCGGGTCTGCTCGGACGCCGAGAACCCGTCCATGTTCTGGGAAATGGTGGACACGCCGCGCGGGTTGGCGCGCAACTCCATCACCTTCGACACCACCAGGGTTTTCACCGCCCGCGCCCTACGTGGATCCGTGGCCGGGTCGAACGTGGCCAACGACGGCACCAGCCCGATCAGTTGGGCTTCGACGTCGACGATCCGTTCCTGCGCCCACACATCCCAATCCGTCTCGCCCGCCGACCAGTCACCGATGATCCAGCGCGCCGACACATCCTCAGGATGTGCGAACCGCGCCGGATCCACCGGATCAGCCATCAGACCGGGATCCCCGCATCAGCGCACGCGTCCTGAAGCTCCTTCGGGCTCATCTCCTGACTGAACGCCACATGGTAGTGGTTGGCGTAGTTCTGCCACGCCTCCTTGGTGGCACCCTTGTGGCCCGGCGCAGGGGGCGGTTCGGTGTTGCCGAACGTCTCCATCGGTTCGGCTTTCTCCTCACCGCCCTCGAACGCCAGCGGGTTGTCGATCAGCTTCGCCGACGCCGCATCAATCTCGTCGCCCGGGTAGAACCACTTGTCCTCCCCGGCCTCAGTTTTGACGTGCACAGCGTACGGCCCGCACTTCTTGGCCATAACTCCTCCTACGCGACGGTGGCGACGAACAGCTTCTTCACGTCCACCAGGGCGGGCATGCCGACACCATCGACATACGTGCGCTTCCGGTACGGCGGATCCGATTCGCGGTCGAGGATGCCGACCAGGCCGGGAGCCACCTCGACCTGCACGTTCTTCGACGCCGCCAGGTCCATCGCCGTGGTCGGCATACCCCACGCCGTCGTACCGAGGGTGCCCAGGTCCGCCGGGAGGGCGAGGAACTTGTTCGCGGCCAACACCCGGGTGGTGACCCCGTCCACGTCCATCGACGAGTTGTAGAGGCTGCCGCCGTTCTGCGCGGCCAGGGTCGGCACCTCCAGCGACGGCAGACCGAAGCTGTTGAACAGCCGGTTGATCTCGTCGATCGACACCATCGTGACACCGGCCGCCGACCCGCGGATCGCGTTGATCAGCTTGGTGTTGCTGATCAGGTAGTTCACCACTTCGGTGGTGGTGAGGAACCGACCGAACCCCATGCCTCCGTTCGCGGCGGCATACACCGCGTTCCAGGCGATCAGGTTGGCCAACGGATCCGCGGTCGCGACAGTCGACCACAGGACGCCGGGGGTGACGTTCTGCCCGGCCGCAAGCCCGTAGTCGATCTCCTGAATGAGGCCGTTCTCGCTGATCGTCAGTTTCCCGTCGGTCAGCAGGTCACCCCACGCCAGTTCGATCCGGTTGTAGGCGTAGCGGGTGAGGTTGGCGAGGTCGTTGTAGACCGCGTCGACCAGCCGCTGCGTCAACGTGCCACCGGAGGACGCGAACTCGATCTGACGGCGTTCGTACTCGCCGACTTCGAGGAACCCGCCGAGCGGGGGCATCTTGACCCGCTTCTCCAGCCCGGTGTCACGCGGGACCGGCTTGAACGCGCCGTCCCAGGTCCGGAACTTGATGACCCTGTTCGTGATGGTCAGTTCGGTGAAGTCGAGTTCGTCGCTGACCACGTCGCGGCGCGGGAACATCATCGTGAGCGCATTGTTCGACGGGATGGGAACCTCCCGTACGAAGTTGATCGCGTCGTCGATGGAGACGGGACCGTCGAAGAAAAGTGCCATGATCGTGTCCCTTCTACTCGAACCGGACCAGGCAGCCGGATGCTGTCAGGTCAGTTTTGCCTGCCGTGTCGATGGCACCTGCGGTGGCACCGGAGAACGGCAGTCTGGCTTCGATCACGTCGCCGCGGATCAGCAGACCCGAGGACACGCGGGTGGCGTTGACCCCGTTGGCTTGGGTGACCCGGCAGCTGGCGATCAGCAGACCACGCGCCACCTCAGTGCCATCCGAGAGGGCATTGTTGTACGGCCCGTACAGACCGGACGCGGTGACCTTGGCGAGCACCGTCCCCGACGGGATGTAGCCGTTCGGGAAGTGGGTGCCAGCAGTAAATTTGCTCACATCCAGCGTGACACCGGGATGGTATTCATCCCCGAATCCGCTGGCCTTCCAGGAGAGGTCTTCCACCTGATAGGAGGTGGTTTGCACCCCGAGAGATGTCATTGGGTACTCCGTTTCATGTTGCGGCGCTTACGTTTTCGGGAAGCGTCGTGCTGCTTCAGCCCGCCCTGCAGAACCGGGCTGACCTGTTGCCGGTGTTTGATTCGTGTACTGACCCCACTGCCGCACCTGCGATGACTGCTGCCGTGACCGGCCGAACATGGCGGTCAGGTTGGTCATCACCTTGTCCTTATCGACGTTGCCGTCGTCCCCGACGAACTTCGCCGGATTCAACCCCTCCAGCCAGCCGTCAAGCTGCTCGGCGTCCAGGATGGTCGCCGCGATGCCGCGGATATCGGAGAGTTGCAGCCGGGGAAGGTACAGGGCTTGCGCCTCGGCGACCGCTTCGGCTTTCGCCTGATCGACCGCGTCCTTCATCGCCTTCTCGTCCGCCGACAGTTGCGCGTTCTCCAGTTCATGGATGCGGGTCTGCATGTCCGTGAACTGTTTCGGTGTAACACCTTTGAACTTCGCGAGCCTGGATTCGGCCTGCCGGTTTTGGTGCTTGTAGTAGGCGAGTTGCTGATCGGTGGTCATCTCCGCCAACGGTGTGCCCGCCGGGAATCCCGTATCGGAACCCTCAGGGGGTGTGCCGGTGTCGTCGGTGACTGCCTCCGGTGCTGCGTCTTCTGGGGTCGGGCTTTCGGACAGTGGTGCGGACATTAGTTCTCCCATATCGGAAGGGGTGTGGCCCCTAACGGGCCGGTCCGCCGTTCTGGCGGAAATCTTAGTACGTAATCCGTAATAAGTAACTCAGCGTGCGCGGGCGGTGCTGCGGCGGCGCTGGGTGGGGACCGGTTTGCGCGGCTTGTGCGCGCTCTTGGGGACCAGGACCGGACCGAGTTCGCCGTGCTGATCGACCTGATACCGGACCCGTTTCAGGGCGGGCGCGGCGGTGGTCGACACGCCGCCGACACCACCGGCCTGCGCGTACAACTGCTCCAAATCGACTTTGTTCAGGTCGTCGGCCGGATCCCGGTCGGCGGTGACCGCGGCCACCGTGCATTTGCAGCGGTCGTGGATCGGTAGCAGTTCCTTGACGTGATAGACGCGGTCGGAGGCGGCGATGCACAACCCGCACACCCCGCCGCGGGACCGCTCGGGGTGGATGATGCGCCGGTACCCGATGATCTTCGGGCCGGGCAAATCCAGGTCGACCGTTTTCTGCAGTGTTTCGGCGTAGGCGAGGCGGGCGGAGAGCATGGCGTTCTGGTCGATCTGCGTGAAGATCAGGTTTTGTGCGACCCGGTCCGCTTCCTGCGTGCTCGCCCCTTGGGTGATGGCGTACCGGTACTTTTGGGCGGGCCGATTGAACATGCCGTCGGTGGTGGCGAACCCCGCCAGGTCGACGTCCACCGCGCCGTCGGTGTCCTGATAATCGACTGCGGTGGTGGCGGGCCGTTCGACGAGCAGCCCGTCCACCACGTCCAGGCGGCGCACATCGACCGGGTCGGAAGCGACAACGGGGGTGTGGACACCCATCACCGCCAACCCCTGCGTGACCGACGCGGCGGCAGCGCGGGCCACCGTGGACTGCGCCGTCGCCATCCGTCGGCCCGCGGCATCAGTGAACGCGAACACGCTGTCTCCGTCGTACGGGTCGGTCCGTTTCCACGCCTGCTGAATGAGGCGGAACGCCCAGGTGACGGCGGTGTCACGGGTGGCTGCGACCTGATCGG